GCCCCCTACGGCCTACGGATCGCGCGCCTGTTCAGACAGAGTTGGCCCACCAAAAAAATCCGATCGAACCATCCATTTTCTGTTGACGTATAGTATCCAGTCGGATATGATGTAGGTATCACGAAAGGATAACGAACCATGTCGAAAATCGAGATCCTCGGAATAGCTGAAGAGGGAAAGTGCGACCACTGCGGGGCGAACTGCCCGCGTCGACGCGTAGCGGTTCGGCCGCGATTTGCAGACGGCGATACGGGGGCCGTCGAGTTTTGGGGCGTCGTCTGCGCCGGATCGGCCCGATACGGTAGCCGGAGTGCGGCAAACGGAAACCGCGTTCAAGCGGAAGCGGAAAGCGCCGACCGCGTCGCCGAACTGAACCGGCTCGAGCGGGAACGCCGGTTCACCTTCCGCGTGGCCGGAGACGTTCCCGCCAGCGGTGGCCCGCGAAACGCCGCGAACCTCCGATATCACCGGACCCGCCGCCCGATCGTCGGGAGCTATTTCCTCGCCGACGATGCCGGGAGAATCGTCCGCGTGGACGGAACCGACCCCGCCGACGTCGCGATGTTCGTCGATCGCGGATTCACGATCCGCTTGTCGTCGCCGGTTCAGCCAGACGCGATCCCGGCCTAACCCCCACGGAGCATTCCATGCGATACTACGAAGTCCGGACCGCAAACACGACCTACCACCTTCGCGCGGATTCTGGCCGCGACGCCACAACGGACGTGTGGGGCGGCCGGTTCCAGTTCTTCACCCTGAGCGGCACAGAAATGCCCCGTGTCGGGTGCCCGATGTACGGCCACAACGCTACGGGCCGCATCCAAACGAGCCCGGTTCGGTCCGTCCGGAGGATCGGCGTCCGCGAGTTCACGCGAGCGAGTGCCTGACCATGCGAATCGAAACCAAACACTACGTGCGAGTCGGGACCGCCGCCAAGCTGGCCGGCGTCACCCGCGCCTACATCCGGCGACTGATCCACGAAAAGCGGATGAAGGCCGTCGAGGTCGACGGTGTGTTCCTCGTGCTCCGGACCGATGCCGAATCCTATCAACCGCGGAACGACCCGCGGCCATCATAGTCTCCAAACGGATATCATCATGGCAAACGTGCCGCCCATTCGCCCAAACCCGCTGCTATTCGACAAGCACGAGCCGGTCGTCGATCCGGACGTGATCCGCCGCGCGCACGTCGCCCTGGTGCGCGAGCGGAAACGCGACATTCACGACCTCCGCCGCGCCGAATCGGCCGCGGAAGCCGTCGCATCGCTGAACCTGGACGGCCGCGAGATCTTCGGCCTTACGAAAGGCCAGTTTTCGCTGACCGACATGATCCAGGCCATTCTCGACATCACCGGGCCGGCGGAACTGCACGTATCCACATGGACCGCCGCCAACACCGACGTGTCGAAAATGCTCGAGATGATCGCATCCGGCAAACTCACCGCGGCCCGGTGGCTCGTCGACGTGACGTTCGTCCGCCGCGCCCCGCAGCTGGCCGCCCGGATCCGCGAGGCATTCGGACCAGACGCGATCCGCGTCACGCGGACGCACGCAAAGTTTTCAGTGATTCGGAACGAACGGTGGCAGGTTGTCTCACGGACGAGCATGAACCTCAACCATAACCCGCGGCTCGAAGACTTCACGGTCGCCCACGACCCGGAGCTCGCGGCGTTTCTCATGGAGGCTATGGACGATGTCTGGAAAACGCAAAAGCGGGGCATCGCTGACGGCAGTCACACACGCGCCACCGAATGGTGGCACAAGCACGGATGAGCCGGCCCAGCGCGCGACGATCGCGGTCATCCAGTGGCTCATCACCGGTGCCAGCGAGCACGACGTCCTGGAAGCCTTGCGGGCCAAGTACCCGGGCACCGACCACCGCGAAACGATGGGCCTCGTTCGCGCCCACCTGACCGCCGAGGGCACGCCCGATTCGGACGCGCTGCGCGGGTGGGTGCTCGTGTCCTACCGCGAGCTGTACCGCCGGATGCTCGAGGTCGGCGATTTTGATGGAGCGCGGAAGGTGCTGAAAAACATCACGGAGATCGTGTTGTGACGCTATTCGGCGGAAGCGGCTCAACGCAAGCAGAAAAGTCCGCCAAGCGACACAACACGCGACGCGAGCGAGAGGCGGCACGCAACAAGGCGACCAGTAAGTCCGGGCGCGACATCGGCGAACTGCCGCCGGTTGCCGACCCGGCGCGAAAAAACGCGTGCCGTACAAACTTCCGGCTTTTTTGTGAAACATACTTTCACGACCAGTTCTACCTCGCGTGGTCGGACGACCACCTGGAGATCATCGCGGCGGTCGAGGCCGCGGTGCTCACCGGCGAACTCCTCGCGTTCGCGATGGCCCGCGGGTCGGGCAAGACCGCCATCATCGAAGCGGCCGCGCTGTGGGCACTGCTCTACGGGCACCAGCAGTTCGTCGTCATCATCGGGGCGACGGAAGGCCACGCGGCCGAGATGCTCGAAAACGTGAAGGTGTCGTGCGAGACGCGCGACATGCTCGCGGACGACTTCCCGGAGGTCATATACCCGATCAAAAAACTGGACCGCATCAACAACCGGGCGCGGGGGCAGCTGTACCGCGGCAAGCCGACCCACATCAAGTGGCGCGACGAAGACATTCAGTTTCCAAGCATCCCGGGATCGCCGGCGTCGGGCGGAATCATCCGGGTCCGCGGCATGACCGGCTCAATCCGCGGGATGGCGGTTACCCGTGCGAGTGACGGGCGACGCGTGCGACCGTCGCTCGTGCTCGTCGACGATCCGCAGACGGACAAGAGCGCCCGAAGCCCGTCGCAGGTCGCCCAGCTGGAAAAGATTTTCAAGGGAGCGATTCTCGGGCTCGCCGGCCCGGACGTGCAGATCGCGGGGCTCGTCACCGTGACGGTCGTCGCCCCCGACGACCTGGCGGAGCGGCTGCTCGACCGCGAGCGGAACCCGGCGTGCCACGGTCGCCGCATGAAGCTGGTCTACGACTGGCCGACCGCGACCGCGCTGTGGGAGAAGTACGCGGAGCTGCGGCGGGCCGGGCAGCGAAGCGGGGCCGGAACGGGGGAGGCCGACAAGCTCTTCGCGGCCAACCTCGAGCAGATGACCGCGGGGTGTCGCGTGGGGTGGCCCGCCCGAATGAAGACGGGCGAGCTGCACGCGATCCAGTCGGCCTACAACCTCCGCATCGACAAAGGCGAGTCGGTGTTCGCGGCCGAGTTCCAAAACGAACCGATCCCGCTGGTCGACAAGTCCGTCGAGGAACTGACCGCCCCGGAAATCGCCGACAAGCTCAACCGCTACCCGCGGCATTTCGTGCCGCTCGCGTGCCAGTACCTTTCGATGTTCGTGGACTGCCAAAAGGACGTTCTCTACTGGATGATCGCCGCGTGGGAAGACGCGTTCACGGGCTACGTTATCGACTACGGGGCGTTTCCGGATCAGAAACGCGCCTACTTCACCGTCCGCGACATCAGGCGGCGACTGACCGACGTGTCGAAGGCGAAGAGCACCGAAGGTGCGTTGCTCGAAGGCCTGCACGCGCTCACGGGATCGTATCTCGGCCGCGAGTGGAAACGCGAGGACGGCGCGACCATGCGGATCGAACGCTGCCTCGTCGACGCGAACTACCTCTCCGACACCGTGTACCAGTTCTGCCGCGAGTCCAAGAGCGCCGGCGTCATCATGCCAAGCCACGGCCAGGGCGTGAAGGCGTCGAGCCTCCCGTTTTCCATGTACGCGAGAAAGCCGGGCGACCGAGTCGGGCACTACTGGCGGATCCCAAACGTCGCGAAGCGGCGCGTGATCCGGCACGTCATGATCGACACGAACTACTGGAAGTCATTCATCCACGCGCGGCTCGCGACTCCTCGAGGTGATCCCGGGAGCCTCACGCTATTCGGCGAGCACGCCGAGCTCCACCGGATGCTCGCGGACCACCTGGTCGCTGAGTTCCGAGTCGCCAACACCGCAAAGGGCAGGACCGTCGAGGAATGGAGCGCGCGGCCGGGCCGGCCCGACAACCACTGGCTCGACTGTCTGGTCGGGTGCGCGGTCGGGGCGTCGATGCAAGGGGCGACGCTGGCCGGCGTCAGCGGGTTCCGGACGGCGAAGAAACAGCGGGTGTCGTTCTCAGAGCTGCAACGGAAACGGAGGGCCGGGGCATGACGGATCGAAACGAGTCGGTCGGAATCGCGTGCCCGCGCTGCGGATGCTGCGACCTGCGAACCACCAAGACGATGCGAGTGCGCGAGGGCATGATCCGGCGCTACCGCGAGTGCCGGCACTGCGGTCGGACGATGACGACGCACGAAGTGACGACGCGCCGCCAGGCCGCCGAACGTCGGGCGTGATTTCCTATATGTAGGAAGACTTCGCCAAAGCGGCGATTCTGCCCCGCCACTTCGTCGGCAAACGGCGTTTGTATCTCTAGAGGGTTCGCCTTCTGGAGACGAATCTGGTGCCCGACGAGACGATCACCGACGCGATCCGCGAGAACGCGGCAGGCCCGCTCAAGGCCAGCGGCGACTCGATGTCGGTCGAACAGCACTCGATCCAGGACCAGATCGCCGCCGACCGCTACCTCGCGAGCAAGCGGGCGTCGGCGCAGCCCCACCGCGGAATGCGATTTACGCGGATCGTGCCCCCGGGGGCCGAATGATGGGCTGGCTCTCCGGACTATTCTCGTCGCCCACGAAGGCCGTGCAGCGGGCCGTGCGGGTGATCCGCGCGAGCTACGACTCGGCGCGGACGACCGACGACAACCGGAAGCACTGGGCAAACGCCGACAACCTTTCGGCAAACGCCGCCCTGTCGCCGTCGATCCGCCAGACGCTGCGGGCGCGGGCACGGTACGAAGTCGCAAACAACTGCTACGCCGCGGGCCTCATTCGCACGGTCGCAAACGATCTCATCGGCACCGGGCCGACGCTCCAGATCACCGCCCCCGACGGCCACGACGCCAACCCGATCGAACGGTCGTGGTCGGAGTGGGCCAGGGCCGTCAAGCTCGCCCGGAAGCTCCGGTGCATGCGGCAGTGTCTGAGCCGCGACGGCGAGGCGTTCGCGGTGCTGTTCACCAACCCGAAGATCGACCACCCAGTAAAGCTCGACCTGCGGCTGATCGAGGCCGACCAGGTCATGACGCCGGGACTCGTCACCTACAACGCGGTCGACGGGATCGTGTTCGACGACTACGGCAACCCGCTCCAGTACCACATCCTGCGGACGCACCCGGGCGACGTGCTGCATTCGATGGAGTACGACGAGGTGCCGGCGGAGTACGTCATCCACTGGTATCGGCTGGAGCGGCCGGGCCAGAAGCGCGGAGTGCCGATCATCGCCCCCGCCCTGCCGCTGTTCTCGAAGCTCCGGCGGTTCACGCTCGCGGTGCTCGGCGCCGCCGAAGCCGCTGCGATGCAGGCCGGCGTGTTGTACACCGATGGCTCTCCAAACGAAGACGACGTCGAGGGTGAGGCGTTCGAGGCCGTCGAGTTCGAGCGGAATATGTTCACCACGCTGCCCGGCGGCTACCGCCTCGAGCAGCTGAAGGCCGAGCAGCCGACCACCACGTACAGCGAGTTCAAGGCCGAGCTGATCGACGAGGCCGCCCGCTGCGAAAACGTGCCCAGCAACATCGCGCGGGGCAACTCCTCGGCCTACAACTACGCCAGCGGCCGGCTCGACAACCAGATGTTCGGCCGGGCACAGCACGTTGACCACTCCGAAGTCGAGGAAGAGGTCATCGACCGCATCTGGTCGGCATGGATCGACGAGGCCGCGCGCGAGCCGGGCGTCATCCCCGACGGATTCCCCCCGATGGCCGAGTGCTCGCACGAATGGCTCTGGGAAGGCCGCGAGCACGTCGACCCGAGCAAGGAAGCCAACGCGCAATCCGTTCGCCTGGCGAACCTCACGACCACGCTGTCGGCCGAGTGGGCTCGGGGCGGTGGCGACTGGGAGAAGGCCATGCGGCAGATCGCCCGCGAACGGCAGCTCCTCGGAGAGCTCGGCCTGGCCCTGCCCGACGCCACCCAGGTCACGACCGCGTCGTCGGCCGCCTCCGCTCTGTCGGATGTCGCCGGCGTGGACGAGCAAGCCGCCGGGGCCGCCGGGGTCGCCCTCATGAACCGCAGGGGAGGCCAGTGATGGATCGCCGCGCCCGCCGCCGCCGTGACCGCATGATCCTCGCCGGAGCCAACCGCCCGTTCGAGCTGTCGGCCGCGGCGCTGGTCACGATTGAGGCCGGCCCGTCCGAAGCCACGGCCCCCGCCCCCATCACGATCGAAGCCTACAGCGGCGGACTAATGAACGTGACCGGGATCGGCGCCATGGTGGCCGACGTGCTCGGGATCGAGTGCGACGGCCCGGTGGTGTTGCTCGCCGGCCATGAGAACACGCTCTCCGGCGCCCTCGGCAGTGCCACCGTCCAAGTAGTCGACGGCCGCCGGCTTATGGCAACCGGCACGATCAGCCGCACCAACCCGATCGCCGCCACCGCGATCGAGCTCTCGCGAGATTCCGTCCCGCTCCAGGCCAGCATCGGGGCCGAGCCGCTGGAGCCGCCCGTGCGGATCCGCGCCGGCCAGAGCGTCGACGTGAACGGCCGCACCATCACCGCCGGCCCGGGGGGCTTCCTGCTCTACCCGCGGACGCGGCTCAGGCACATCGCGATTCTGCCCAACGGGGCGGACGCACGGACCAGTGTTTCCATCGCGGCGGCAGCCGCACCAAACCAGGAGGGTTACGCCGTGGATCTCCAGACGTGGATCGAGTCGCTCGGGTTCGTTTACGCGGACCTCACGCCCGAACAGATCGCCGTGCTCCAGGTCGCCTACGACGAGGCCACCGATACCGCAGAGACCGTCGCCGCCCCAGCAGCCACGGATACCACGACGGTCGCGGCCTCCGCCACGGACACGATCGCAGCGTCGGCCGTGGCCCAGATCCGGGCCCAGGTCGCCGCCGAGACCAACCGCATCACCTCGATCCGCGCCGTCTGCGGTGACCGCCACGGCGACATCGCCGCCAAGGCCATCGCCGACGGGTGGGATCTCACCGCCACGACCTCCGCCGTGCAGGAGTCGGTCCGCGCGTCGCGGCCCCGTCTGCCGGCGATCCACACGAAGGAGTCCGGATCCGTGAACAACACCCAGATCATCGAGGCGTCGCTGTGCATGGCGGCCGGCCTCAACGTCGACAAGTCCTACAACGAGGAAACGCTCGACCGGGCCAGCAAGTTCCGCCGGCGCGGCTTCCGGTGGCACGCGGAGCAGATCGCGGCGGCCGCCGGAAAGCAGATCGACGCCGATCCGGGCACCCAGGAGTGGATCCAGGCCGCGTTCTCGACGAACGAGCTCTCGGGCCTCGTCGGCAACGTCGCCAACAAGGCGCTCCAAAACGCGTTCCAGACCGTGCCGACCGCGGCCGACAAGATCACGGCGACCCGGTCGCACGCCAACTTTATGACCAACACGGTCTATTCGCTGGCCCTCAACGGCGAGCTCCAGCTCGTCAGCAAGGACGGTGAGCTGAAGCACCTTCGGCTGTCAGAGGAGTCGCGGACGCGAACGGTCCAGACCCGAGGGGCGGTCCTCTCCATCACGCGGCAGGATCTCATCAACGACGACCTCAACGCCTTCGCCGACAACGCAAAGGCGCTGGGCCGCAAGGCAATACACTCGCGCGAGAAGACGCTCTTCGCCGCCGTCAACGCCACGGCCGCCGGCTCGAGCTTCTTCACCACGGCCCGCGGCAACTACTTCGAGGGTTCGACCACGAACCTGTCCAGCACGAGCCTCACCACGGCCGTGCAGCTGTTCCGCGATCAGATCGGCCCGGACGGTCTGCCCGTCATGATCGACCCGAAGATCCTCGTCGTGCCGACCGCCCTCGAGCAGACGGCCCGCGAGCTCATGAACAGCCAGTACGTCGTCGGGCCGACCTCGGCCAAGACGCCGTCGGCGAACGTCTGGCAGGGCGCGTTCGACGTGGTCGTGTCGCCGTGGCTGTCAAACAGCAGCCTGACCGGCGCCAGCTCGACCGCGTGGTATCTGCTCGGCGACCCGAACGACCTGGCGGCCCTGGAGATCGCCTACCTCAACGGCCTCCAGACGCCGACGGTCGAGTTCTTCGGCATGGACACGAACCCGGAAGTCCTCGGCGTGTCGTGGCGCGTGTTCTGGGACTTCGGCGTCGCTCTCGCCGAATACCGGGCCGGCGTGAAGAGCAAGGGCGCGGCCTGAGCCCCTTCGCTCGCGTGATCGAAACGACCTCAACCCCAACACCTGACCCAAGAAAGCGAGTTTACAGATGGCAGTCGCGGATTACGTTTCCGGCCCCGATGCGATCGACTTCACCGCCGGCAGCGACCTTGCTGGCGGCGCGGTCGTCGTGCAGGGCACGCAAATCGGATGCACGAAGGTGGCGGTCGCCAACGGCGCCGTCGGCACGCTGCACCTCCAGGGCGTGTTCGACATCAACTGCGCCAGCGGCACGACGTTCTCGGTGGGGGCGCTCCTCTACTGGAACGCCGGCTCGGGCCTCATCACGACGACCAACACCGACGTGCTCATCGGACGTGCGGCCCTCGCGAAGACCTCCGGTCAGACGAAGGCCCGCGTTCGTCTCTGCCCGGCCTGATCGGTCGAGTGACATTTCGTGACGGGGCGCCGCGCACGCCCAAGCGCGCGGCGCCCCGTCGTCTGGACCTCCTCCCGCGTGGAGCTCGCCCGTGTCCTCGACCACCTGCACCGACGGAGTCGCCGCTGTCGAGCGGTTTCCCGCCACACTGCGGCTCGGGTTCGTGGCCGGCGACGACTTTTCCTGTCGGCTCACGATCAACCGCAACCTCACCGGCTACACGCTGACCGCGGTCGCGCTCAACGCCGACACCGGGGCCACGGTCGCGACGTTCGGCACGTCGATACAGACCGTGACCATCGCCGGCCAGACGGCCACCCGCGTCACCATCACGCTCACGAAGACCCAGACGGCCGCGATGGCCGCGGTGGCGCGGCTTCGCTGGTCGTTCCGGTGGGCAGCCGCAGACACGACCACCCGCACGATCCTCATCGGCCGCGTGCGGCCTATCTCGAGGTAACCCGATGGCCGATGACGTGCAGCTCACAATCGACCAGGGCGAGACGATCACCGTCAGCGTCGAAGACGCCGGTCCGGACGCGGACGTCATCGTCACGCTCGGGACGGACGGCGGCGGCGGCGGCGGTGGCTCGACCGCGTGGGCCGACATCACCGGCAAGCCGAGCACGTTCCCTCCGGACACGCACACGCATCCCGTCAGCGAGATTCAAGATTTTGTTTCGTCCGTCCAATCGCTCCTAACTTGGTCGTCTGTCACCGGCAAGCCGAGCACATTCACGCCGTCGGCCCACGCGGCCTCGCACGCCAGCGGCGGCAGCGATCCAGTCACCGTAGGGTCCAGCGAGGGCCGAATCGTCGTGACCACTACCGGGGGCCGACTGCAAGCGGCGACATCTATCGCGAGCGCATCCGTAACGGCCGGCCAAGGCGGCACGCTCGCGGCCCTTGACCAGCTAGTGTCCGATTCGCTGTCCTACGGACTGCCAAACTACATCGACGGAAATGGCGCGTGGCAGCCTCCGTCGCACACTCACGCAGCCGGGCACATCACTAGCGGCGTCATCGCAGCCGCCAGGCTCGCGTCCACCGGAACCGCGTCGGCGTCAACCTACCTCCGCGGCGACCAGACCTGGGCAACGATCTCGAGCTACACGCTACCGGCAGCGACGACAACGACCCTCGGCGGCGTGATCGTCGGCACGGGGCTCGGCGTGACGAGCGGCACCGTGAGCGTGACCTACGGGACCACGTCCACGACGGCCTGCCGGGGCGACGATTCTCGACTGTCGGATGCGCGCGTGCCGACCAGCCACTTCCACGGGAACATCAGCGCCGCCGGCGCCATCGGATTGACCGCCGGCCAGATCGTCGTGACCACAACGAGCGGCGTCCTGACCACCGCGGCGACGATCGCGTCGACTGCCGTGTCGGGCCTGGGCGGCGCCGCGACGCTGAACGTCGGCACCACGGCCGGTACCGTAGCAGCCGGCGACGATTCGCGGATGGCGAACACGCGGACGCCGACCGACGGAACCGTGACGACCGCGAAGATCGTCGATGCGAACGTCACCATCGCAAAACTCTCGGCCACCGGCACCGCGTCGGCCTCGACGTTCCTCCGCGGCGACGGGGCATGGGCCACGGCCGGCTCGACCTCCGCGAGCGATCTGACCAGCGGCACGCTCCCCGAGGGGCGCCTTCCGAATCTCGTGATTATCCACCCGTTCCTTCTCGCCGGAATGTAGCCCATGCCAGCCGCCTACAAAGTTCTCGGACAATCGAACCCGTCGGCGACGACGCTCACCACGCTCTACACCGTGCCGGCGTCGACCTCGACGGTGGTCTCGACGATTGTGATAGCGAACCTGTCGACGAGCGCGGCCACCTTCCGCGTCGCGGTCCGCCCCGCCGGGGCCGGCATCGCGAATCAGCACTACCTCGCATACGACGCCGCTGTCGCCGCGAACGATTCGGTCTTCCTCACGCTCGGCGTGTCGCTCGCGACCACCGATGTGGTGAGCGTGTATGCGTCGTCGGCCAACGTGGCGTTCGCGGCCTTCGGCTCGGAGATCACATGAGCCTGACGCGACTCAGCGGCCCGCGACGCATCTCGGCTGCGGGGCTCGCGGCGACAGCCGGAACCTACGGCCTGCACCCCGACGCCCGGGACTGGCGCGATCGCGTCGTGGCAAACGGCGGCTCGGTCAGCGCGTCGACGTTGAATGCCGTCAGCGTGTTCTGTGCGTCGGCCGCCAGCGGCGGCTGGCGGGATCGGTTCCTCCGGCTGAACCTGTTCTGCGGCGCGTCCGACTCGTCGCTGTTTGCGGTGCGGACGCCGCTCTATCGCGGGCAG